CGCTGCAACCAACACGGGAAACTGGAGCGCTGCAACCAACACGGGAAAAGACGGCGTGGCCGTATCGTGGGGAAGACGCGGAAAAGCAAGAGGAGAAAAAGGCTGTTATCTGGTCCTTGCCGAGTATGACGATTCTAACAATTTAGTTTGTGCAAAGATGGAAAAAGTGGACGGTGAGCGCATAAAAGAAAATACGTTTTATACGCTGAAGAATGGAGAATTTGCAGTGGCAGAGGAACAGGGAGCGGAAAAGTGAGCCGCTCAGGAGGTAAAAATGCGAAAGATTATAACTGTATTAGTAGTTCTGACAGGCGTGCTGTTGTATTGGATTTATAAAGCCGGAGAAAGCATCGTCCTGGAGCAGGATGTTGACAGGATAGGACAAAGGAGACAGGACAATGGCAATATGGATTAAAAAATCGCCGGATGCCGAACCGGTATGGATGGCGGCAGATAACCGGATCAGGGAGCTGGCGCTCTCGATCGAACGGCGTGCAGGTATCGCACCGGATGCGGATGGGCTTCGGCAAATCCGGGAGTGGGCAACAGAGATTGTTTGCCAGTGCGACATGGTGGAGCGTGTGCAGGAGCAGGCAGAACCGGCGTGGAAGAGCGAGCTGCAGGATGCGTTCCTGCGGGGCAGCAGGGTGTAAATAAAAATCGAAAGGAGAAGTTTGTGAGGTAGTGATTGAAGATGAATAATCAAAACAAACATACAGCTTCAGACCTAAAACAGATGCAAGCATTGCCATTGGAAGCAAAGGTCAGGATGACAAAAACAAGGATTCGGGACTGGTATGAATACTGGAACGGTCTAGTATATGTAAGCTTTTCCGGCGGAAAGGATAGTACAGTTCTGAAACACTTGGTTGATTCTATGTATTCGGATGTTCCGACAGTATTCGTCAACACGGGGCTTGAATATCCGGAGATACAGAAGTTTGTCCGGGATGTGAAATCTGCGAAATATTATTGTTTCAATTCGGACGTTGAAATTTTAAAACCGGAAATGCGGTTTGACGAAGTAATAAAGACCTATGGTTATCCGGTTACAACAAAGGCTATTGCGGATAAAATTAACCGTGCACAAAAGGGTCATACGTATGTAAAAAAATATTTTGACGGAACAGCAGTGGACAAGCACGGAAATTTAAGCAAATTTAATTGCAAGAAATGGAAATATTTGATTGATGCACCATATAAGGTGTCGCATGAATGCTGCGATGTCATGAAAAAGAAACCGATTTCGAAATATGAAAAGGAATCGAGAAGAAAACCATTTTTGGGAACGATGGCTTCTGAAAGCCTTATGAGAGAACAATCCTGGTTAAAAACGGGATGTAATGCGTTCGAATCAAAGAGACCAATATCGAAACCGTTATCTTTTTGGACAGATCAGGATATTCTTGAGTACATCGTAAAATATGACATACCATATGCGTCTGTTTATGGATAAATCAACGAATGCGAAGAGATTGATGGACAAATGTTTCTGGATGGATTCCACGGAAAACTCAGGACGTCAGGAGAAGATAGGACAGGATGTATGTTTTGCATGTTCGGGTGTCACCTTGAAAAAGAACCAAACAGATTTCAACGTATGAAAGAAACGCATCCAAAACAATATGCATACTGCATGAAGTCTGTTGAAAAAGGTGGTCTTGGCATCAAAGAAATATTGGAATATATCGGTGTTCCTTATGAGTAAAAATCGACCAACATTATTTTTACAGATAGGAGTGAAAGGATATGAATGAGTTAACGGAATGTGGTTCGTATTTGGATGGTGAGAAAATTTTTGCATCTGAAAGTGAAGAAAAAGCCGGCACTGTGCAGAGATGGATCCCGATTACTGAGAAGTTGCCGAATGATAATGACGACAGATTTTATATGTGTACTGTCGAGAATCACGAAGAGGATTTGCCGATGTTTTGCCAATACGAGGAAGAATATGGTTTCGGATTTTGGCACAATATTTTTGATCCCGTTAGTCTTGGATTTGTTGATTCGGAATTTCAAACCAATGAGGAATTGGGTTATGAAAAAGTAATAGCATGGATGCAGCTTCCTGAACCGTACAGACCAGCACATATATCTTGCAATCCGAATCAGGAACCAGTTTGAAGGTGAGGAGAAAAAATGCAATTTATTGATTTTTTTGCGGGGATAGGCGGGTTTAGAAAAGGAATGGAGTTGGCGGGGCATAAATGTGTTGGATTTTGCGAGTTTGACAAATTTGCAACGGCAAGCTATATCTCTATGCACCTACTCACGCAGAAACAAAGAGAATCATTAGAAAAAGTGCCATTGAAGAAACGGCAAAAAGAAATATTGAAGGAGGAATACAGAAATGGAGAATGGTACGCAAATGACATTCGAAGAGTATATGCAAGAGACATTCCAAGGGCAGACTGCTGGTGCTTCGGATTCCCATGTCAGGACATTTCTGTCGCAGGAAAGCAAATTGGATTTCAAGGAAACCGCTCGAGCCTGTTTTTCAGAGTTATGTACCTTATCGGACAACTCGAGGAAGAAAATAAACCCACTTACCTTTTCATTGAGAACGTTAAGAATTTGCTTAATGTTAATGGAGGATGGGATTTCGCCAGGCTGCTCGCTGAAATGGACAGGGAGGGGTACGATGCAGAGTGGCAAGTTCTCAACTCTAAAGATTTTGGAGTGCCGCAAAACAGAGAAAGGTGTTTTATTATCGGACATCTTAGAGGACGAAGTACCGCAAAAGTATTTCCTGTCGAAGGAACAGACGGGGAAAATAGTGTTCAAATAGTCGGTCATAAAGACGGATACAGAAGAAATACGCAGGTCTTTGCACCAGAAGCACTTGATACTGGACAAGGCGGTGAAAGAGGTCATCATGTTACATTGCCGTGTTTCATTGATTTGTGCTACGAAGGCTCACAGATGACAGAGCAGGCACGATGCTTGAAAGCAAGATACTACAAAGGCATGGCGAATCATGCAGGGCAGGACAGCGGAATTGCAATTCCAGTATTAACACCCGACAGAGCAGAAAAACGTCAGAATGGAAGACGATTTAAAGATGATGGAGAGCCGATGTTCACGTTGACAGGACAGGACCGGCATGGAATTGCGATTGAGGTCAAGGAAGCAACAGCAAAAACGCTTGATACAAGCTGCAATCAAGGGATTTTCGTGCAGGTATCAGATGAACTGATTGTATACGCGGTCTGGTATGAAAAGCTTCAATGTTACATAGCAATCCGAAAGTTAACGCCAAAAGAATGTTTTAGACTTCAGGGGTGGGCAGATGATTATTTTGAAAAAGCAGCGTTTGTTAATTCAGATAGTCAGTTATATAAGCAGGCAGGAAATGGAGTCACTGTAAATGTTATTTTTGATATAGCAAAGAAACTAAAAGAGGGCGTTAAAGATTGAGTGCAACATATATGAATAAAGTGATATCTATTGTTAATTAACAAAGATAAGATTTGATGGAGGCGGACAATGCCGATTGAATGAGGACTTGTGGAGGAATGACATGATTATAAAGCATAAGGCAAAACGAGTGGATAGTAACGAAGAAGTTATTGGATATGTTACAAAGATGTGGGGACAGTACCATATAATAAAAGCTGATGATGAAAATACGGCTTATCCAGTATTGGAGAATACTATTGAACCTTGCATTGTTGGAGAATGTGATGGATGTCATACAGATAAGAAAGAATGTTATCATTGCATGAGAGCCAATTCAGATTGCTATGAAAGCTAAATGAGGATTTAGCGAGGTAGAAATATGGATAAGCAGGAAGCAATCGAAAAAATCTGACGTTAGAAAGTATGCTGCAGAAAATCATTCACAGGCTGAAATTATGACGCATGTAACAAGAAACATTGCTAGTACGCTTATCAACAAGGGGACCTGGTAATGTTGTAAATTAAAGTTTAGTGGAGGAAGTATGAGCAAAACACACGAATTAAAAATATATCCTAAGTATTTCGAAGCAATTTTGGATGGGAAAAAGACATTCGAAATCAGAAAAGATGATAGAGATTTCCAGGTTGGAGACAGCATTGTTTTAAAAGAATGGGATAATATTAAGTATTCTGGCAGAGAAATCCAAGCAATAATTAAATATATGCTTGATGATGCATTTATCGGATTAGCAGAAGGATATGTAGCCTTTTCGTTAGGCATTTTAAAAATAATAGACAGGTAAACTGGAATTTAACGGAGGAAGTGAGAGTGATACCGATGGATAAGAAACTTTTATCCGACTACATAGATGCCTGTGAGCTGATCCGGGAGACCGAGCAGCAGATCAGGCGGCTGCAGGAAAAGCAGAGCGAGACAACGCAGGACAGCGTCCGGCGCGCCAGCTTGTGTGCTGGTTCCCTCTGTCTACACAGATAAATCCTGCGGGACTGGGATAGGGTAACAAAAAAATAAAGCAAAAAGAAAGAAGGTGGGGAATGTGGGAACAAGGGACACATACTTTAATGGTTACGGTCTGACATACAATGAGGTAAAAAAAATAGAAGACAAGTGCAAAAACGCAAAGGGTAGGGAATTGGAACTGCTGCTTCTGGCTGCGGAAAGCGCATATGCAGAGTTGGCGCAATATCTGTTTTTTAGCCTGACATCAGGGCTGGGGTATGACAACATCTCAAAGATATGCAACATCCCTATCGGGAGGAAAGATTTTTATGGGTATCGCAGGAAAACGATATATCTATACAACAGCTATATGATACTGGAAGGAAATGCAATTGTGTAAAAGGGGTACGCGGATCAGGAAACGAGAATGGTAAAATAGAATAAGAACTGTATGGGGGTGTGATATGAATTGTAATGCCGTCATGAAAAAGCTTCAGCGCGCCATACTGTCAACGGGGCTCGTAATCAAAATTTCTACCAGCCAGTTTTACAGCGAAGAGCAGGACAGGATGATAACGATGTGGATCTTAACAACACTTACACTTCAAAACGGGCGGAACGGATGGAGGATGAAGGACTACGAGATATTGCGAACGGCGAGCGCGATTGAGGCGGTAAAGTGTTTGGCGGACATATGGGAACAGACGAAAGGATGGGGACAGGATGATTAGAGAAATGATACCGTGGTATCTTTCCGCGTCAGGAATGATAATAGCATTCCTACTCGGGCTTATGATTGGGACGAGGAGTGACGGGGTAAAAATCATATGTCAAATTGGGATTATATCGCTTTCTACGGTGGTATTTTTGATCTCATAAAGGAATAGAGGACGGTGGTTAAATGCTAACACCAAAGCAAAAGGCGTTTGCGGATTATTATATAGCCTGCGGGAATGCGACAGAGGCGGCGAAGCGGGCAGGGTATAAGGAGAAAGCGGCATACGCCACAGGCTCCGAAAACCTAAGAAAGCCTCAGATAATTGCATACATCGCAGAGCGCCAGAAACAGATTGATGATTCCCGCATAGCGGACGCCGCCGAGGTGCAGAGATTTTACACCGCCGTTCTACGGGGGGAGGTAAAAGACCAGTTCGGATTGGAATCCTCTCTCGACACCCGCATGGCTGCCGGTCGGGAGCTGATGAAGCGCCTGGAACGCGCAGAGGGAATGAAAGCAGATACCGGCGGAATCGTTATTGTGAATAACATACCGAGGCTGGGGAAAGAGTAGCGCATGGAAGAATTAAAGAAGTGCCCGTTTTGCGGGGGAAATGCAGTTGTACATATCGATGATGGGGTAAGAGTTGTGTGCAGGGAGTGCGGCGCAACGTCAAAGTGCTTAGTTGATGGCTATTCCAAAGGAAAACCGAATGGAAGCGCTTTAGAGACTGTGATAAAAGCATGGAACAGACGAATACAGTAAACCTTACTGACATCATAGCCCCGGCGTTTTACCCTGTCCACTGGGATATCCTGGACGGGAAGCATACATACTACGACCTGTACGGCGGGCGAGGTTCAACCAAGTCCTCGTTCATATCCGTTGAGATAGTCTTGGGGATGATGCAGGACGCAAAGGACGGCGTTTTCAGCAATGCGGTAGTATTTCGTAAGGTTGGTAATACACTGAGGGAATCCGTCTTTGAACAGATTGCATGGGCGATTGACGCGCTGGGAGCCAATGACCTGTGGGCATCCAGCGTCAGCCCCATGCAGTATGTGTATAAGCCTACCGGGCAGAAGATCATTTTCCGGGGGCTGGACAAGGCAAAGAAAACGAAGTCAATTAAGACGAGCCGAGGGTATTTTAAGTATCTCTGGTTCGAGGAACTTGACGAGTTCGCCGGGATTGAAGAAATCCGTACAGTACAGCAGTCTGTTCTCCGTGGCGGCAGTAAATTCATCGTTTTCAAATCATTCAACCCTCCGATCAGCCGGAGCAACTGGGCAAACGTGTATGTCAACGAGCCGAGAGAGGACAGTTACCACCACAAGAGCGATTACACCAGCGTTCCGGCTGACTGGCTGGGCGAACAGTTTATATCCGACGCCGAGCACTTAAGAGCCACAAATGAGCGGGCGTACAGGCATGAGTACCTGGGCGAGCCTGTGGGACTGGGAACAAATATCTTTGACATGCTGGAGATCCGCACGATAACCGACGAGGAGATCCAGACATACCAGTCAATTTATCAAGGGCAAGACTTCGGATGGTATCCGGACCCGAAAGCCTTTATCCGGGCGGCATATGTGTCGAATAAGGAGAAGATTGTACTGTTGGATGAGCTGGGCGGATGCAAGATAAGGAACGCAGATATGGCGCAGATGATAAAAGACAAGGGATACGACGACTATGCGCTGATGTGCGGCGTGGATGAACAGGAGAGCATTGTGGACCTTCGGGATGCCGGGATCCCTGCCCGAAACGCCATTGTAACGCCGGGGAGCCGGAAGTACACCTTTGAGTGGCTGCAATGCCGGACGATTGTTATTGACCCGGACAGAACGCCGAGGGCATACAAGGAAATCATAGAATATGAACATGAAGTAGACAGCAATGGGGAGGTAATTGCAGATTACCCGGATGGCAACGATCACTGGATCGACGCTTTGCGGTATGCTATATCTCCTATGGCGATGAGAAGAGGGCATAGCGCATAATGGGTTTAATAGCAACTGTAAAAAGGTGGATAGGCATGATATTTAAAAAGCAGGCTGAGCAAGATTTTAGAGTAAAGGATACCACGTCAGCGCAGATGATGGCAAAGGTTGTAGAGTGTGCCAACATCTACCGCGGCACGCCGTACTGGTTAGACGCAGATAATCGAATAAAGACTATCAATTTTGCAAAGGCGGTATGCTCCGAGACGGCGCGGCTCGTCACGCTGGGGATTAAAATCCAGGTTGACGGCGGCGCACGCGGGGCGTGGTTGCAGGAGCAGATTGATAAAGCCTATTATAGCATGCGTCATTGGGTAGAGTATGGCTGTGCTTATGGCACGATCATTGTAAAGCCTAATGGCGGCGGGCTTGATATGTTTACCCCTCTGGACTTTTTCGTGACGGAGCAGGACGATAACGGGAATATAACGGGCGTTGTGTTTAAAGACAGCTATGCGGCTAACGAAAAGTTTTATACACGCTTGGAGTATCATAGGTTTGTCGAGACGAGGACGGAGGCGGGCGTGATATACCCGTATGTGATATCCAACAGGGCATATGTATCAAAGAGCAGCGAATCCCTCGGCGATCCTATCCCGCTGGAGCAGACAAAGTGGGCTGATCTGCTGGAGGAAACGCCGCCGATTCTCAAGGGCGGGAACGAAAGACTTGATTCCCCCATGTACGGAGTGTTCCGCACCCCTGCTGCAAACAACATAGATCTTTCCTCTCCGCTGGGAATGCCGATATACGCAGAAGCCATCGAAGAAATGAAAGACCTGGACATCGCATACAGCCGGAACGCCGGTGAGATATATGACAGCGAGAAGATCATCCTTGCAGATGACAGGCTGATGTTTGACAGCGGGACGAACCTTAACGGGCGCATCCCAGACGTTAAGCTTCCGCATTATGTAAAAAACGTGTTCGGCAACAGCCCGGAAGAGTTTTATCAGGAGGTTACGCCGCAGCTTAACACAGCCACACGTCTAGACGGGATCAATGCCCTCCTGTCCCAGATAGGGTATAAATGCGGGTTCTCAAACGGCTATTTTGTCTTTAACGAGGCGAGCGGCATCCAGACAGCGACGGGCGTGGAAGCGGAGCAGCAGCGAACCATCCAGTTTATTAAGGACGTGCGGGACAAGTTGGAGAGTTGCCTTAATGATGCTATATATGCCATGTCGGTGTATGCGGATTTATACGCGCTTGCCCCTGTCGGAGTTTATGAAGTGGTATACGACTTCGGGGACATCACTTACAACCGCGAAGAGGACAGAGCGCGATGGTGGAGCTATGTTGTGCAGGGCAAGGTGCCCGCGTGGAGGTATTTTGTCAAATTCGAGGGCATGATAGAGGACGATGCGAAGGCAATGGTGAAGGAAGCGCAGCCGAAGGAAACGGGGCTGTTCGGGGAGGAATAAGCATGGATTTTGCGATTGTAGGACAGGGGATCGGAGACATCGGACGCGTTGAGAATCGCTGGAATGAACTCTTTGATTCTTTGAAAAATGTAGAAAACGCGGTCAAAGAAATTGTAAGAATGCTGCGGGAAGTCTATGAAAAAATAGAAAGAGCAGTCGATGAAGTTATGATTGAATGGGAGAGACGGCGAAAGACACGAAGGTATATGGCATTAAAGGTCTTGAGTGTGTATACAGAGACAGATATGTTGGATATTAGGAGACTGTTAAGACGCATATATAGGGCGCGAAGCTGCTGCTAATAAGGAGAGAGTAATGGAACCGATAACCAGAGAAGAGTATTATCTAGCAAAGATTGCAGGGACATATAAGGGCAAGACGCCCAAGCCCGTGACTATTGAAGAATACTACCTTGCGACTATGGCAGGGGATTATTCCGGCAATACCCCGCAGCCCGTCACGAGATTGCAGTATTACATGGCAAAGGTAGCAGGAGTATGGGACGGAAGCATCCCTGCGCCTGTGACACGATTAGAATATTACTGGGCGGCGATTGCCAACGGGGAAGGAGAAGTTTTTCCACCTGTGACACGCGAGGAACATTTCCTGACGTTGGTAGCAGATGCATACAGCGTTGTACTCACTGTCGTTACCGGCAATCCTGCCCTGCTGGAGGGGGTCAAAGGAAACCGCTTCACCTCCCTAACCCTCCACGGCAAATCAACGCAGGGGAGCACGACTGGGGCGCAGTTGTTTGATGTCTCAAATGCTGATGTGGTACAAATGTATATCGCTAATAGTGGTATCGGGAATTTTATAGAGAACTATAGTGTCGTTATTCCTATTAAGCCATCGACATCTTACACAATAAGCGAAAAAAATAAGAAAATATTCAGAGTTGCCATAACAGAAGAGTACCCAATTGAATCAGCACCTACTTTATTTAAAGAGGTCGTTGATGTCTATAAAAATATTACAACTCCTAATAATTTACCAAACGGTAATTTTTTAATGATTCAATTGTATGGCAATTTCAACCACGCACCAGATTTTTCAGGTTTGATGCTCAACGAAGGATCTACACCTAAACCCTACGAGCCCTACACCGGCGGCGCACCCTCACCCTCCCCGTCCTATCCGCAGGAGATAGAGAACGCAGGGCAGAGCGGGGAGATTGGAGTTCAGGTGTACGGTGGGAATCTGTTTGATATAAGAAAGGCAAGCCCTTTGGAAGATGCATATGGGCTCCAGATGTCACTAGACGGGGAATACATCACGGTAAAGGGTGTTACAACGACTACTAGGTACGGGAATATTTCCTTTCGAATTTTAGGCTATCCAGTGAACTTGTATGGGAATAGGTTTAGTTTGGATATTGTAAAAAATGTCGGAACGAGCAAAGAATACGTTTACACAAGTGCAACTGAAAATACTTTAGCACTCTCAGTAGTGGTGGACGCAAAGGCTGCTGTCGAATTAAAATTCCGGCTCATGGTAAATGCTGGTTCGACCGCCCTGCCATACGAACCCTACAAGCCCGCCCAGAAGCTCATCATCCCCACACCAAACGGGCTTCCGGGCGTTCCGACAATAGACAACGGAAACTACACCGATGCATCAGGGCAGCAGTGGTTGTGCGATGAAGTGGACTTAAAACGGGGTGTATATGTACAGAATGTTGCATTTGCAGAATTTGGAAAAGAGATAACAGTTTTGAAGAAGAACAACGCTGTTTCCAACGAAAATTTTGTTGCCGCTTACTTTTTTACACTGCCGCCAAAAAGAATCAAAACAAGGCAGACGATACTGTCAAATTGCTTAAGCTATGTAGAGAGTATAAACAAGGTTAATAAACCGTATAGTATTTCAAACGAATTTGACACAGAAGCAATGTATGTTACAATTCCAACGGAATTGTATGAAAATGACGTTCAGATGCTAAATCTGCTAGCCGAAAAAAAAATCAAGATACTATATGCAACTTACCCAACTGAGAGACCTTTATCCACCAAAGAACTTGAAAAATACAGGTCGTTGCGAACCTACAGCCCAACAACGACCGTGATAAACGATGCTGGCGCGGGGATGAGCGTGGGATATGCGAAGATGAAATAAGGGTACGCCATAAAATGCAGGAGGTGGTAGAATGGAACTGGATACGAAAGTTGGGGACGTGGAGATTAAACTCGATACGTCCCGCATAGACGATAATCTGCTGGAAGCCCAGAAGATATTGAATATGCAGGTAGTGGCGGACAGTGCCCCCTTCGTTCCATTCCGGCAGGGCGCACTAAGAAACAGCGTAAGATATCCTGACGGGGTATACGGCGGCATCATTGAGTATGACACGCCATATGCCCATTATCTGTACAGGGGCATTGTGTACGGTCCGAATATACCGCTGAAAGACGCAGAGGGGAACATAATAGGGTGGACATCCCCTCCCAGCAAAAGCCCGACGCAGAGAAAGATTAAGTATCATGAGCCGGGAACAACGTCCGAATGGTTCGAGGAAGCCAAAAGGCGGCATAAGGACGACTGGCTGGATCTCGTGAGAAAAACGGTGGGGAAAGAATGATGCTGAGACCAGAGTATTTTGAAGGGAAAGCTGATCGGATATTAGAAATCTACGAACGGCTGGAAAACTTTATCCTGCGGGATATCGCCCGAAGGATTTTAAAATCCGGAAAAATCATAGCCACGGCGGACAGACTGTTGTACAGGCTGGAGCAGCTGGGGGAAAGCCGGGATGAGATACAGCGGCGGATCATGGAGCTTACAGATCTGAGCGAAAAAGAACTGCGGAAGCTCCTGCGGGGTGCCGTGCTGACATCGTGGGAAGATGATGCGGTTACACTGTCAGAAATGGGTATCGTGGCGCAGTCTCCGCTTGAAAATGCACGATACATGGCTGTTATCGAAGCAGAGTACATAAAAAGCCGAGCGGAGTTGAAGAACCTAACAAGGACGACGCTGGAGCAAAGCCAGAAAGACCTTGTGGCGCTGCTCGACGAAGCCGATGTAAGGGTGGCAAGCGGAGTGCAAAGCTATCCCGCAGCCATAGCGGATGTGCTGGATGCGTATGCGGGACGCGGCGTTATGGTAGATTATCCGACAGGGACGCGGCGGACGCTGGAAGCGGCAGTACGATGCTGTGTAGTGACGTCGATGAATCAGACGGCGGCGCAGCTGCCAAATAGATATATCGTGGACAGCGGGACAGAGTATGTGTTGACCTCTGCGCACCTCGGGGCAAGAGTAAGGCGCGACGGGCAGCCCTTGCTTGCAGGTCATGACGAATGGCAGGGGCGGGTCTTTAAAATTGACGGAAGCGAGCCGGGATATCCGAACCTACTGGAATCGACTGGGTATGACATTGATCTAACCACGGGAGAAGGCAGGGTTGTGGATATGAGAGGGCTGCATGGCTATAACTGTCGTCACGGGCATATGCTGTTTGGCAAGCGGATGAGGAATCCGTGGAGGGACGCAGAAGGGAATCTGCTGGATGGAAGCGGGAATAAAATTACCGACGCTGAGAATCTAAAACGGTATGAGGACAGCCAGAAGCAGCGATCTATGGAGCGCGGAATCCGAAAGACGAAACGACAGCTGATAGTAAAACAGGAAGAGCTTGCATGGTCGTCCGGCGCGGATCGGGAAAAGCTTCAGCGGGAATATGACAAGCTGGCTTACAGATTGCAGGGACAGAACAGGGCTTACAATCAATATTGCGAAGAGCATGGATTTCAGCCGCAGTATGATCGGAATACATTGGCGGGATTTGGATACCCGCAGCAAAAGGCAGCGAATAAAGGGGCAAAAAGATATGCGGAGAATGGAAGTGTATAAAAGCGATGGGTGAAATGATGAACCGATTTGAATATTACAATCCAAACCCCTCAAAAGGGCAAAGAGTAGGGGATTGCACTGTGCGCGCATTGTGCAAGGCTTTAGGGCAAGATTGGGATACAGTTTATGTTGGGTTATCCGTGTATGGGTTTTCGTTGTCTGACATGCCAAGTGCTAATAGAGTCTGGGGTGCGTATCTGCGCGAGAACGGATTCCGCCGGTATATCGTAGACGACCACGGACAGCATGTTTACACGGTAGATGATTTTTGCCGAGACCATCCAGCAGGGACGTATGTGCTCGGGATAGACGGCCATGTGGTGTGCGTCAAAGATGGACATTACTGGGACACATGGGACAGCGGTCAGGAGATACCGATATACTACTGGGAGAAATAAGGAGATAGGCACTATGGAAACGATACAGGCTATTCTTGCTGTGTGCGGCGGCATTTCGGTGATAGGGGGCGCTGTGGCTGTGATACATAAATGGATATCCCCCGCGATTAAGCTCACCACGCGGGTAAAAGTCCTTGAAGAGCATGACAAGCGAGACTTTGAAACGATGCATGAGATTAGGGAGCGGGACAGCCTAATCATGGAGACATTGGTAACGATGCTTAACAGCCAGATATCAGGGAACAATGTTGAGCAGTTAAAAGAAACGAGGGGAAAGCTTATATCTTATCTGGCGCGGACGCAATAAGGGGAGTAATCTTGAAGGTATACGATTTTACAGTGTTTGAATTGGATTTTTTTCGCAAATACTGCAATTTTACACCTGAGGAACGGCGGCTTTTTGAATTACGGGCGCAGAATATTCCGCTGGAAAGATGTGCGGAGATGATGAACGTGAGTGTGTCCACCGTGAAAAGAATGAGCCAGCGAATAAACAAAAAGATAATACGGGTATGTTGATTTGATACTTTTGTAAGCCTTTGATGGACTGTCAGAGGCTTATTTTTTATGCCATAATTTAGGTATAGAAAGTCATTGAATTAGTCATAGGAGGCGCAGGCATGGCATTACCATATCAAGGATACGGCTATAACCCGTATCAGTATGGACAAGTAAATCCGCTACAGCCGCAGATGGACAGGCTGGCGCAGATGCAGGCTCAGTATCAGCAGCCACAGCAGGTAAATCAGGGGATCCTGTGGGTGCAGGGCGAGGCTGGAGCTAAATCTTATCTTGTCGCTCCAAATACAAGCGTCCTTTTGATGGACTCCGAAAACTCTAATTTTTATATAAAGACTACCGATGCCGCCGGGATGCCGACGCTCCGCACCTTTGCTTACAAAGAGGTCACGGTGGACGCGAAAGAGCCACAGAAACAGGCGGAAGTGAACTTAGACGATAAATACGTTACTCGGAAAGAATACGACGATTTGAGAAGCAAATATGAAGAATTATATAGTTATCTCGAAACGGCAACAAAGCCGGAAGGAGGCAGACATGGCGAATCCCTTGTTTGAGGCCCTGAATGGTAATAGAATGGCCGGAATGCTGGAACAGTTCCAGCAATTCCGAAAAGAGATGGAGGGCAGAAATCCGAATGAAGAGATTAACAGGCTGTTGCAGTCTGGCAAAATAAACCAGCAACAGTTAAATCAAGCCCAGCAGATGGCGCAGCAGATGCAGGGTATGTTTAAAGGCTTTTTTAAATAGTACACAACCGGGTGCACACGGTTTTGTAAATACATTATCGAAGGAGATAATTACTATGACAGACGGTTTAACCGCTTCTGATGTTGCCGTATTAACCGGCGGCACAGGAAAAAATGACGGCTTCGGCGGAGATTGGGGTGCATGGATTATCCTTTTCCTGATTTTCGGTATGTTTGGCTGGGGCGGCTTCGGCGGCTGGGGCGGAAATGGTGGAGGAGCAAATTCTCCTGCATTTCAGGGTTATGCAACCCGTGCCGATATCGACGCAGCGCTGTCCACGCAGGGAATCGAAAACGGGATCCAGAACCTTTCCGGCCAGCTTTGCAACGGCCTTGCTGGCGTAAACGCCAACCTGTCAAATCTGGGTTATCAGATGCAGCAATGCTGCTGCGATACCCGTGAGGCTATTGCTGGCGTAAACTACAACATGGCAGCCCAGACAAACATCCTACAGAATACCGTAAACAACGGATTCCGCGATGTAATTGACGCGCAGAACGCCGGAACACAGCGCATCATCGACCTGTTTACACAGGACAAGATACAGTCTTTGCAGACCGAGTTACAGTCCGCACAGCTCCAGCTGTCTAACAACGCACAGACAAACAGCATCTTAAATGCTTTGAGACCTACACCCGTGCCGTCTTATCCGGTCATGTCCCCGTACACGTCCATCGTAAACCCGACAGGCTTTAGCTTTGGCGCCGGATGTGGCTACGGAGGCAACACGGGATGCGGATGTTAAAACTTCAGACGGAGTATCTTCGTGGCATTATTTTGCCATGATGTTCGGCTGATGCCGTTATTCACAAAAAGGGGCAGGCTGAGAACGTCTGCCCCTTTTGAAATGAAGGGAGAATAAAATGATTGAGTTAGTAAACACAACGCCGGTCACGGTCCCAGTAGGGCAGTCCATCCCGTTTTCGGCAGTGGCAACAAAGGGCGGATGCGCAGAAAGACACAGGGCTGGAAGCGCGCAGATAACGCTTGTAAAGCCCGGTAGATATCTGATCACATTTTCCGGAAACGTCGCAGTACCGACTGGGGAAACGGTAGGAGAAGTGGCGCTGGGAATTGCCAGAGATGGGGAAATCCTCGGCGGCACGGTGATGCGTGCCACCCCTGCGGCAGTAGAGCAGTATTTTAACGCATCGTCCCAGACATACGTCGATGTGTTCTGTGGATGCTGTGAAAACGTTTCCATCAAAAACGCAGGGACAATTCCTGTGTTAGTAGACAACCCGAATATAACAGCTGTTCGGGTTTGCGGTTAAGGAGGGCAGGCCATGAGTTACAAATTGATGCAGAACATCCGGGAAGAACTGGATAAAATCGCGGAAAAAGGTCTGAACACGGGCAATCTAGAGACCGCATACAAATTGATAGACATGTTGAAAGACATGGAAAATTTGGAATACTGGAAGTGCAAAGAGGGTTATTATAACGCCGTCCTTGACGAAATGGAAGGCGGATATAGCCAGAATGGAGAGTACAGCGAGAGGCGGAAACGCGACAGCCGTGGGAGATACAGCAGGGATGACGGAATGAGCATGACGGCTTATGACGATGGATCCTCCTATGCGCGACGTGGGGAGCACTATGTAAAGGGTCACTATAGCCGTGGAAACGGAAACAATGACCCTTATGATGATTACATGGAAAACAAGCAGTCTTATCGCAACGGCAAGTCTGAGGATTGCAAGCGGCGTATGCTGGCCGCTCTGGAAGAGCATATGGATGCACTGACGGAAGAGCTGGGAGATCTGTCAAAAGATGCAGACTGCCGAGAAGAGAGGGAGACCATTTCGCGGTATATCGAAAAATTACGAAAGATGATGTGAGTAAAGGCGGCGAGGAAACTTGCCGCTTTTGCTTTAAACATGGGTACGCCATAGTTTTTTTTGTTTGGTAAAATGTATTAAAGGCTATGGAAAGGAATGATCATTATGGAGATCAAAAGGGTATACTGTCCTGTCTGTAATAATAAAACGCGGTCAGCATTCCGCAAGGATACGACAGCGCATAATCTTCCGGTGTTTTGCCCGAAATGTAAAACGACCAGCCTCGTGAATATTGAAAACGGAAAGGCAGAGCCTATCGTCCGTTAAGTGCCAGACGCCAGACGCAGAGCCAGTGATTTGTAAGGATTTCTTACAGATTGCTGGCTCTTTTTTGTATTTGTATTTCCTCCTTTACAGCACACAGCCTTGCGGGAAGGTTGAAAATGCGGTTCGACTCCGTCTGTGTGCAATCCTGTAAATCGTAATTGCAGGAAAATCCATCCCATCTTTCTTTGTTTTTGCCACCGTGCATGGAAGCAGCCGGGTTCAAGCCCCGGCGCACGGTATAGGTGCATTGTTTAGACAGCGCCGATCATTACGCTTTTCGCCCGGTTCGCTACCCCGGGCGCTTTGTGGGATAGCTCAGGAGGTAGAGCAGCGGCCTTATAAGCCGTGTGTCATGGGTTCAATTCCCCTTCCCACAACTACCCCGCCCGTGGTTTATCGGGCTTAATCCATACCGCTGACGGGCGGTTAATCAATCACGTTTAGGAGGATAAAGATGCAAAATATTGAAGCAATTTTGACAGAGCTGGGAATTGAGGTCTCGGCGGACAAAAAGGAAAGCCTTACGAAAAAGGTGGCGGAAAATTACGTCACGAAAGCTGAACATGAAAAGAAGCTGGGAAAGGCTGAGACTGACCGGGACACGTGGAAAGGAAAAGCTGAGACGGCAGAAAGCACACTGAAAGGCTTCGAGGGCGTTGACCTTGAAACAATGCAGAGGGATTTGGCCGATTGGAAGAAAAAGGCAGAGGATGCCGAGAAAAACGCACAGGCGCAACTGTATGAGAGAGATTTTTCGGACGCTCTAAAGACGGAGTTTGAAGGGATTAAATTCTCAAGCGAAGCGGCTAAACGCGCAATTATGGCAGAAGTCAAGGAGGCCGGATTAAAGCTGAAAGACGGGGAAATCCTCGGACTGAATGACCTCATAACCCAGATGAAGGAAAAGGACGCTTCGGCATTTGTTGACGATGAGCAGCAGAAAGCACAGCAGAATCAGGCACGCTTTACACAGCCGACAAACAAGCAGGGGCAGGGCGGCGCGCTGACGAAAGACCAGATTATGAGCATCAAGGATGCTTCTGAGCGTCAGGCTGCAATTGCTGCGAACATGAGTTTATTTAATTAAAGCAGGAGGGCAATTATGGGGGCAAAGGCCAATATAATCGGAACAACAGATATACAGGTAACAGCCAGAGAGCTGGACTTTGTTACGCGTTTTGAACGCAACTGGCAGCATCTGCGGGAAATCTTGGGGATTATGCGCCCCATCAAGAAGCAGCCCGGCGCAGTGCTGAAAAGTAAATACGCGGAGGGGACGCTCGAGGATGGTGCAGTAGGCGAAGGCGAGGATATCCCGTATAGCAAATTTACCGTAAAGGAAAAGAAGTATCAGGAAATGACCATCGAGAAGTACGCGAAGGCCGTTTCGATTGAAGCAATCAAAGACCACGGTTATGACAACGCTGTCCAGATGACTGACGACGAGTTCCTCTATCAGCTTCAGGCGGGCGTGACAAAGAAGTTTTACGACTATCTGAAAACCGGAACGCTCACGTCCGAGGAAACAACCTTCCAGATGGCGCTTGCGATGGCAAAGGGCAAGGTTGAGAACAAGTTTAAGCAGATGCACCGGAACATCACCGGGGTTGTCGGATTTGTGAACATCCTTGATTTGTACAAGTATCTCGGAGCAGCGAACATCACCATCCAGAATCAGTTCGGCTTCCAGTACCTGAAGGATTTTATGGGGTTCAATACAATTTTCCTCCTTTCTGACAGCGAGATCCCGGCTGATACGGTAATCGCTACACCGGTGGAAAACATCGTTATGTATTACATCGACCCCAACGACAGCGATTTTGCAAAAGCCGGCCTTGTGTACACCACCAGTGGCGAGACCAATCTGATCGGTTTCCACACACAGGGCAACTACAACACCGCCGTGTCGGAGGCGTTTGCGATCACCGGCCTTGTGCTGTTTGCGGAATACCTGGATGGTATCGCGAAAATCACCGTAAATGCGGGGGGTTGATGGCCGCCAGTACACCCCTGAATACTGACGGCGAACCGTTTTCCGGGGAAACAAAACGGAAGAGTAAGAGATAAGGAGGACGACGGGATGGCATACACCACATTTACATTTTATGAGCAGACCTATCACGGGAATGTCGTCCCGGCGGAGGAATTTGACCGTATCGCAGACCGTGCCAGTGACTTTTTGGACGTCATAACCTTTGACCGCCTGGTGGACGGACTCCCAGACAATGAACGAGCGAAAACAAAGGTTCAGAAAGCCGTTTGCGCGGTCTGTGACAAATTATATCAGCTGGAGCTGGCAGAGAAGAAAGCGCTGTATTCCGCTGGGGGGACATCTTCCGGCGGGGCTGGCGGTGTTACTTCGGGAGTAATTACTTCCAAGTCTGCCGGTTCTGAATCAATTTCATACGCTTCCCCGTCCGAAATGGCAAACGGCGCAAAGGCATGGAGCGCGGTCTACCAGTCGGCCGGGGATGCACAGGAGACAAACAAGCTTCTGGCAGATGCGGCAATGCTTTATCTGGCAGGAGTGAAAAATGATGATGGCGTACCGTTGTTGTACGCAGGAACGAGGTAGATATGGAAATGTTGTTTACAAATATGACCGGAATTTTGGCGGTTATCGGCGCATTAGCGTTTATCGTGTCGGTCATCACACAGGTATTTAAGGGTGTAGGCGTGCTTGCAAAAATCCCTACGGATATCCTCGTGCTTGTCCTGTCCATCGGGATTACAGTGACCGCGTTTGTAGCATATATGCAGTACATCCAGCAGACTATTATTTGGTACATGATTCTGGCGGCTATTCTGGCGGGATTTTTAGTTGCTTTCGTGGCGATGTACGGATGGGAGAAGTTTGCAGAATTATGGAGCAGATTTAAGAAAGGCGAGTAGGAATGGGATATCGAACCAGTCGCAGTTACGACAATCTGGAACGCAGGATATTTGACGGCGTTGGAGAGTATGACATACCGGAAATATCCCCTGTGACTTATGAAGGCGGTTGTGACTGGATCGGATTTAATTATGCAAAATCTTGCAAAAATCCATCTGAAAAAGGCGTTCATTTCTTTTTGGATGATTACCAGTTTTGCCGCCTGTGGTCAAACATAGACCGGTATATCCCGATGCTTCAAAGATTCCGCTATGTAATGTCTCCGGATTTCTCTACCTATACAGATTTTCCTAAGGTCATGCAGATATACAACCACTACCGCAAACACTGGTGTGCGGCGTATATGCAGGAGGCAGGAATACAAGTTATCCCAACCATCTCATGGAGTACACCGGATTCTTATGACTGGTGTTTCGATGGGGAGCCAGAGGGTGGAACGGTGGCGGTATCTTCTGTTGGCTGCATGAACAGCAAGGAAAAAAAGGCGCTGTTTTTGGCAGGGTATGAAGAAATGGTGCGGCGGTTGCAGCCGGAGACGATCATCTTTTACGGTTCTGTGCCAGAGGAATGCATGGGAAATATCGTGAGAATCCGGGCGTTTACGGATAAATTTAACGAAGCTCTTTGTGAAATGAGGGATACCGATGAATGATGCGATAGTGACAATATTCAATTTTTACGAATCCAGCACTGCCGCCATCTGGTATCCCCATGTGCTTTCCGGCGTGCATCTTGAGACTGATCGGGGGCAGATCATGAAACTGTACGGGACAGACAGCACAGATAACGCACAGTTACATATCCCGTTCGGGGTTAAGAACGGGAGAAAAATTATTGTTGATACCGTCGGAAAAGAATTGCCGTGGCTTCCGCCGAAGGAATGGAACGGACAGGTAAATGATCTGTTGCCAGACAGCATTACATTTAATCCGTCTACAGACTTTTTCATGGTAGGAGCATGGGACGGTGCCGTACTCGTAAACGATGCAGATTATACAGACAGGCGATATGAAGGGTTTTATGCGTTTATGAATGCCGAAAAAGATTTTGTTTACCTGATATCGTCAGTGGGAGGACCGTATACGGTAATCCCGCATTTTGAAATCTTAGGGAAGTAGGTGGTGAAGGTGGCTGAACCTATCGGGAATGATGCTACTGGATATGATGTTCTGACGGCGGCGATGAAGTCGCTGCTTAACCAGTTTCCGGGGCTGTATCCGGATGAAGTAATTAAATTCGAAGAGCTCGGGTCTGAGGATGGCATTGCGTTTTCCAATGATTCCGGGGCGCTGGTGTATACAGAAAAAGAAGATATACTCGGGCGGATATATCAGGAATGCCGGTATCCCTGCTTTGTAGTATACCGTTCGACCACGGGAGCAAGGGAACGGCAGAAAATTACTATCCTGGAATTTCTCGACACGCTGGGGCGCTGGCTTTGCCGCGAGCCCTCCGGGATTGAAGGGAAAGAGTACGAAAAAGCGATATACCCAGATCTGACCGCAGGGCGGAGGGTTGAGCGGGTAACACGCGGGAACGCATATGGGACACAGCCGCAGGAGAATGGCGTGCAGGACTGGGTTCTACCGGTTACGGTTTTTTATAAAAATGTTATCGAGCCTGAAATTTAAGAAAGGAAAAAAGCAATGAAAAGACATTTGTTGAGACATTTTGTCGATGTAAAAATGGACACGACCTCTGATGGGACAGCGGCAGACTACCGGCTTCTGGGAACGGGTATTACCTCTTTAACGGAGGAAATGAACCCCGAGACGGAGACGGTACAGTACATCAATCAGGAAAACGGATCTACGGACCTTAAATCCTATACGCCGTCCATCGAAGTTGAAAGGCAGAACGTAGACGAAGAGGATCAGGATCTTACAGACTGGTTTAACAAGATGATAGACACGCTGCCCGTCGGAGCTGATGCCATAACATCCTATGTCCGCGTGAGAGTTTCCGGCGCTGGACCTGAATATCCGGCAGTCCGCCGTCGCTGCGTTGTGAGTGTAGGTGGTACAGGTGGCGATGCAGGGTCAAACGTGACAGATACACTGACTCTGGGTGGCAGAGGTGACGGAGAAGCTGGAACGTTTAACGTAACCACAAGAAAATTCACGGCGACGCCCGCGTCTGACAGGGCTTTAACGGAATAAGGAGGACAAGATGGGAGCAGCAAGTTTACGAGTAGACAGTGGCGTCAAACGCATTGAGGTCAACGACAACGGCGATTATATTGCGGTCAACATCTCTGACAACAGTTTTTTTAAGCGTTTTGACGATTTTGTGGCATGGCTGAATGAAAAAAACGCGGAAGCCGATAGGATTGCTAATGATTCTTCCGGTGATTTCACGGAACGCTTCGGAGCGTATGACGCTTTATGCAAAGAGGCCTGCGCTGAGTTGGATTCTCTGTTTGGGAACGGGTGTTGCAAAAAGGTGTTCCCTGACGTGGAATCCCCTGGAATGGAGCTTATCGCTGAATTTTTAGACCAGATCATCCCGATTCTTCAGGGCTTTGCCGCTGAACGAAATCAGAAAATCACAAGCAAATACAGCCCGAATCGGAAAGGGGCGCGAAGCAATTAAATGTGGAATGTGCTTCTTGATAAATTCCCAACAGAATATGAGGGTTTCCGCATAGATGGATCCTTCCAGACAGGGATCCAGATTTCACAGGCTTTGCAAGACCCCGGTCTGACCGACGATGAGAGGTTGGCTGTAGCGCTGGGGCTGCTGTATCCGTCAGAGGATGGGGACAGCAGCCCTTCTTCTTTCCCCGATTTAAAAACTGCCGTAGATGGTCTTAGGTGGTTTCTGAGCGGATGGTATACCGACAACCGCCCGAAGAATGAGGATAAAGTTCCGGTAACGGATTTTGACATAGATCAGTGGCGCATCTATTCAGCGTTTCTGGAAAAGTACGGAATCGACTTAAACCGGTCTGATCTGCATTATTGGGCGTTTATGGGACTGCTGTCAACGCTCGGGGCATGCGCGTACACGAATGTCATATCCATCCGACAGCAGAAGATAGATCCTAAGATGGACACGCGCGCAAAACAGGCATTGATGGAGCAGAAACGCATATTTGCAATAGAGCGGGAAGAGGAACTGACAGAAGAGGAACAGGAAGATGTTGACGCTTTTATGACATGGGTCAAGGCAGGAGGCTGACATGCCGAAATATGATGGTTCGATACGGATAAACACAAAAATTGAAACAAAAGATTTAAACAGCCAGATGATGCGCGTGTCTAATGCCATAAAAAAAGACAGCGCGGCTTTAGATTCTCTCAATCGCAAAATGGAAGAATTTTCGCAAAAGAAAATCCCGACAGAAAAATTTGCAGAATTACAAAGAGAGTTAGAAAAGGCAGAATCCGAGTATTCAAAACTGCAGGCCCGTATGTCACAAAAGGGGGCGGCAACGTCTGAGTATAAAGCTTTACAGAAAGACCTCGTTGCGGCGCAAGGAGAGCTGTCTAAGCTTGTAGCACGTCAGACAGACTGGGAAAACATGGGGGTACCTCAAACCGGCGGCGCATGGGACGTACTAAATGAACAGGTTGCAGCCGCATCCGACCGTGTAGATGATCTGAAAGAAAAGCTTCAGCAGATGGAGAACAGTGGAAAGGCGTATACCCCGAAGGTGGACAAGGCTCAACTGGATGAAGCGGCTCAAAAAGTAGATGAAATCAAGGAAAAAATAAACGCGGAGAAAGCATCCGGTAACGCGTTTGTATCCCCAAAAGATACAGAAGAATTTCAGAAGATGTCTGTAAAGGCGTCACAGCTTGCTGGGAACATAGATGTTTCAAAGCGCAGGCTGGCAGAACTTAACGCGAAGCAGAAGCCCATCAAAAAAGAATTTGACCGGATGAAGAATTCTGCCGATAAAGCATTTAAAACAGCCTCGTCCGGCGCGAAAAAAAGCGCGGGGCTGTTCGGCACTTTTGCATCAAGATTGAAAGGTATCGCATTATCGCTGTTGATATTTAACTGGATTACAAAAGCATTTAATGCGATGGTAGCCGGAATGCAAAAGGGGTTTTCAAACCTTGCAAAGTATTCTGCTCCGTTGGCAAATTCATTTCAGTCTCTAAAAAATTCACTGGCTACACTTGGGAATGCGTTTGCTGCCGCCTTTGCTCCAATTGTCCAGATGGTAATTCCATATCTCAATGCGCTTATAAACGGGATAGCGCGGGCGATAACATATGTGGCGCAGTTTATTGCCATCCTTGGCGGGAAAAGCACTTTCATCCGAGCGAAAAAGATACAGGATTCCTATAACGATTCCCTGAATGGAACAGCAGCGGCGGCAAAAAAGGCAGCCGGAGCTTTGGCAAAGTTTGATGACCTGGATGTGTTGCAAAAGCAGGATGATTCCGGCGGCGGTGGAGGCGGAACGCAGCCGAAAGACATGTTCGAGGAAGTCCCTGTTGATGCAGGAGTGAAGTCTTGGCTTGATGGGATTTTGGAGAATCTGAAACCTATTCTTGACTATGTAAAAGAGTTAAAAGATGCTTTTGCGGAAGGCTTCTGGGATGGCTTGGGTGATTTTGAATACCGCTTAGATATTATCAAAAATGGGCTTCAGCAAATCCGTGATGCATGGATAGAGATATGGTCGGACCCTGCGGTTATAGGGGCTGCTGACAACTTCCTTAAAACTTTTATGTATATGTTGGGTTCCTTTACCGGCTCAATGGCGAGCATAGGTCTTACTCTGGCGGCGGCTTTGATCGGCGGGGTTGGGGATTATCTCGAAAACAATACCGACCGGATAAAGAAATTCCTGATATCCGCATTTAACGTGGGGGCAGATATAAACCTCCTTCTGGCGGATTTGTTTCAAAGTATAGCCTATGTATTTGAAGCATTTGCAAGCGAAAACGGGATCCGCTTTGTATCGGCGCTGATAGGAAGCATTGCGGATGCAGCTATGGGTCTAGCTGAACTTGCACTTAAACTGGGGCGGGACTTTTTACAAATGCTTATTGTACCGTTTACAGAAAACGCTGACGGGTTCAAGACTGCACTGGAGGGGTTACTAGGCGGCGCAGCAACCGTGCTGGAAGGATTTAAGACGGCTGTAGATAAAGCGTTTGATAGCCTGAATGCAATGTACGACGCTCATATCAAGCCATTATTTGATAGTATAACGAGCGGGCTTTCAGAGGTTGTCAACCATTTTTTAACCGCATGGAATACACACATTCAGCCAGTTATCGACAGAATCGGGACTAGAATATCAGAGCTTCTTACGCAGTCTTTTCTGCCGGCTTGGGAAGCTATAATAAGAGGAGTTGGGTTGGTTGCGGATATTTTAAAATCTTTTTGGGAGAGTATTTTGCAACCGATTGTTGACTGGATTATGACCTACGCAGTGCCATTCTTGGTGCAAGGATTAGGGGTGCTGTTAGAGTTTATTATACTTGGAATTAAGACGATTGTTGATGGTTTTACAACCTTTATGACTTTTATAAACGATTGTTTAGAATTTTGGAAAGAGGCGTGGGCGGTTGCTCGGGATACGTTCAACGATTTCTGGAATAAGATAAAAAGTATTATTGACATCATGAAAACTGTATTTCGTCTGTTTGTAAAAGTTGTTAAGCAGCTGATTGATGGAGACTGGAAGGGCGCATGGAATACCGCGCAGGAAATCTTCACGATTTTTAAAACCAAAGTAGAAGGCGTCGTGGATTCTATAAAGGCGTTCTTGTCCGGCTTCTTTACATGGGTTAGCGACATGATTGCAGGCGTTATAGAGGAAATCAAGAACATCGGCAGCGGTATCAAAAACGCATTTACTGGTGGCGGATCATCGAAGCCGCGAACAATGTCCACGCAGCCGTATGCCATAAACGAAAGCTTTGCATCTCGTATCCTGCGGGATATCCCGGCGCTTGCATCTGGCTCGGTAATCCGTGGCGGCAACCCGTTCTTGGCGATTCTGGGCGACCAGCGGGCAGGGCAGACCAACATCGAAGCGCCGATAGGCACAATCAAACAAGCTGTATCGGAGGTAATGGCAGAGAGCGGCGGCGGATTTAGAACGGCGAAAATTGTCTTGCAGGTAAACGGGGTAGATCTGGCGCAAGCTACACTGCAGGATTTCTTATCGGAAGCAAGCAGGCAAGGATATGATCTGGAGGTGATCGGAGGATGATTTTTACACGCGGCATATACATAGATGGGGAGTATTTTAACATCCCCATCGTGTCCATAAAAAGAAACGCGGATTTCCTCGACAAATTCGCCGAAAGAGTTGAAACGGGAGAGCTCCAGCGTGAATTGATAGGCGTGTATTTTAACTACACAATGTCGGTCGGGAAGAGCAGCTCGTTCCCGGATGGCGTATATAAACGTTTCTGGGATAAGGTTACAGAGCCCGTCCCATTCCATATTATTTCGCTGCCGTCAGACCCTGGTTATTACGAATACACAGCTTATATATCCAGCGTCTCTGATGAATACGAGAAGATAACACAGGATAGCGCTGATTATAAAGGGTTTACCTGCAAGTTTACGGCGAAAGAACCGGCAAGGAGACCATGATGAAAACAGAATTTTATGTCGAATACAATCTGTATGACACGACTGCTCTGCCTGATGCAAAAGAAAGCACAGAGAGCAATGCTGCTTTTGGGGATATGGGGCTGTTTAAGTCAAAAGGCAGCCCACCAAAATACGCTACACTGGAACATAATTTTTTCGTGTTGGATGGGAGTCTTAGCGAAATGCCAGACACGCCGACGGACATCCCATTTTTTTCGGATGTGCAAGCGGGCGCAGATGGAATTTTCACAAAACAGCCTGTAATCAGAATAGATTTTACCGAAAATCATACCTCTATCGGGCTGACTTTTCATTTTTCGGAAGCATTCCCGCTGGAGATGGAAGTGACATGGTACGACCTCGGCGGTACATATAAATCGCAAAAACGTTTCTTTCCGGACAAACTTGATTATTTTGCCAAAAACCAGGTGGAGGAATACGGACACATTGAAATTCGATTTGTACGTGCCCTACCGTGGCACAATGTAAAGTTAAACTATCTCGAGTATGGCACAACGTTTATCTGGGGTCCGGATGTCATAAAAAGCGCGAAGCTCGTAAATGACACAGATCCTATCAGCAACCAAATCAAGACGGACAAGATTACGTTTGACTTTGTTGACCCTGATGATGATTTTAATATTGGCAAAATCGACGGGTTGCACAAAACATTGCAGAAAAAGCAGAGAATGTTACCCTATGAAATCGTTGACGGCGTGAAGATGCCGCTGGGCGTGTTTTTCATGGAATCTAACAGTACCACCAAAAATGTCACCCAAATATCGGCGATCGACTACAAAGGGATGCTTGCTAATGTGGATTTTAAAGACGGGCGGATATACGCCGGAGAAACGGCGGGAAGTGTGATCGAAGAGATTATGACAGCGGCAGGGATTGAAGATTATACGGTTGCGGAAGAGGTGGCGCAAACGCCGCTGTATGGCACGCTTAAAATCCAGACCTGTCAAAAAGCTCTGCGTGAGGTATTGTTCGCTTGCGCTGCGATTATGAACACATCCCGCCGGTCTGGAATCGAAATACGAAAATCGACCAGAAAAATATCGACAACGATTCCGCGCAGCCGGAAATTTTCCACGACGTTAAAGGCAGATCCTTATGTGTCAGACGTAAGCGTAAAATATAAAACGTGGGTGTTGGATGCGGCGGAAAGCGAGATTACGAAAGGCACATACGATCCTGGGATACATACAATTCAGCTTACAAGCCCGGCAGCGAACATGAGCGCATCTGCTGGAAGGATTGTTAAACAAATGCCGTACTATGTTGTGCTGGAAATCGCTGAAAACGCCCGTGCAGAGGTCACGATCATGGGGCACAAATATGTTGGTACAGAGCTGGCTACACTGTCCAGAATCGAGCATATAAAGTCCGGTGAAGTGCGGAACACGAAAACATTTTCCGGAACGCTTTTGAATTACGAAAGCGCACAGAAGGTTGCAGACAATATCCTGGATTATTACCAACTCCAGCAGATCATCCAGACACGTCATTTGTCCGCAGAGGAAAAAGCGGGGGACTGGGCGGAGGTTGAAAATACCTTGAAAATGCACGGAAATTTTGTCGCCTGTATAGAATCCCTTAGTGTTGACCTTACAGGTGGATTTGTGGGTACGTCAAAATGCCGTGGATATTATAAAATAACATCAGAAGAGTATTATTCCGGCGAGCTGTATGCTGATGAGGAGGTAGGGATTATCTGATGGAATGGGTGTATGACCGAACGCAGGCGGACGTTGAACGGGCAAAGGTTTTGAATGATAAATACGCTGCAGGGACAATCTCCGAAGAAGAAAAAAGGGAATGGGCTGCCGGAATGAAGGGAGCTTTGAATGCAGCGGATTTGAACCGGATCGAAAGTAACATCCGTGAGATCGCTGAGGCTTTGGCGGTAAGCGTGACGGTAAAGATGTGGGGGGCGGATCAGGTTCCGCGAGTAAGTGATTTTAAACGGATCCGCGACAACGTGCAGCGGATCCGAGAGGCGTGGAGTGCTTTGAAAGATACCCCTGCCACACCAGACCCGCCGCTGATTACTTATCAAAAATGGAACGCCATAGAACGGATCTTGCACGATGTCAAATATGTCTATGATCGAGTTGTGGGCAGTTATTATTATTGCGGCGATGAAATCTACGCCGGGGAAGGAATAGGAATTTTATAATGGCAGAAACGTGGTTTACTCCGAAAGAATGGAAAGCCCGCCTTGTGGAATTTGCAGGACGTAGGCTTCTGAGAAACGTTGCAAACGGAGAATCAACAACGTTTGACGTTTCCCGCAGTGAGGGACAGGTATCGCAGGAGGGCGATGCGTTTAACACTAAAAACATGAACGACCTCGAGCAGCGAATCGCGGACGGATTTGCGAAGGCAAAGACCAATATTGATTCACTCAACGACAATGGTGCGATCAAAGGCATGGACGCTAGAGAGGACGGGGTTTATATCACATACTCCACTGGTGCTGATACAGTAACAAAAAAATTGGGTAACCCAGAAATTAAACACAAAGATTTTTCTGGTAATTTCTTTTCTACCACCATAACAAGCCTTGGTGGAGAGCAAATAATAGGGTGCGGAATGATATCATTTGATTGCTCGACCAGTGTTGATAATAACAATTTTTCTTATTCATTCAAAGGAAACTCTTCCTTTACTGACACAACCGCATCCGGAAAACTTGAAAGGTCTAATGGTGGTGGAGGTAGTGGCCCATACGGAAATTTTACAGCAATCTGGAGGGTATATTACATCTAAATTAACTGTAGCGTGGCACGTGAAACAAGTGTCGGTAAGACCTACTTAGTTAAGTAAGGGATGCAAAAAAACTATGTTAATAAGATCCAATAGAATCTTAATTTTTTACCATCCAAAATGGGGCGAGAAAACGGGCGGACTAATTACCTTAAAAGATTAACTTTGTAATCCTTAACCAAAATCTAAAACACTAACAGAGAAGAGGTAAGAATATGAGAAAAATCGTATTTAAATCTGGCAAAGAATTGGAGATCGATGGAATTACCCAAAGCGGGAAATCCTTGCAAATCTCTATAAAAAGCAGCGATGTGAAAAGCATCATCGGCACGTTTTCTGACCCTGAAAACACGGCTGTGATGCGGTACTATGTAGGAACCGACTTGATGTGCGGGTACGCTGGATTTAAAAAATTCGCCGGGCTGGAATATACGCCTGACGTGATAGCATCCATCAATTATGAGCAGGAGGACGCAACCACAGAAAGCGGGTTTGTGGAATCCCATGTGGCTGTATGTACGGTGCATATGGAAAAAGTTGAAGAAGCAGGGCTGCCGGATGGACTGACTGATAAAGTCACAAAGCTGGAAAACGATGTTTCCAGCATCACGTCCGGCATCAATGAAATCAACGGTATTTTGGAGGACAAATGATATGTTTACGGAAAAAGCGAAAGAAAATCTCCTGGCAATGCTAGAGCAGGCTAAAATCAGCGCTGTGGATAACACGGATGCACAGGCTTTGCTCGTGCCGTCGCTGTACCCTGAATGGGAAGCACTGAAGGACGGAACACATCTGACAAAAGGGCAGCGGTGCACTTATAATAAAGTGCTGTACAATGTCCTGTCTGACCACGATAAACAGGAGCAGTGGACTCCGGAGGCGGCACCGTCCCTGTTCGCAAAAGTTCTTATCCCAGACCCGAACGTAACACCGGACTGGGAGCAGCCGGGAAGCACAAACGGATATAAAAAAGGCGATAAGGTAAAACACAATAGTAAGGTCTGGGAATCTCTGGTCGACAATAATGTATGGGAGCCGGGAGCCGTAGGAACGGATAGTGTATGGAAAGAAGTACAGGAAGGATAAGGTGATCCGATTATCTCCCGGCGCGGGGTTAAGCGTGATTCTTGGGCGGCTTCTGTCGCCCTGTGTTTTGTGGAGGATATATGATGTGGAAAGGGATAGACGTATCAGATAATCAGGGGGCGATAAACTGGGCACAGGTTGCAGCGTCAAAAGTTGCATTCGCAATCCTGCGCAGTGTGCGCCGATCAGGCAAAGAAGATCATCAGTTTGCTGCAAATCTGGATGGATGCCGGAAACATGGCATTCCGATGTCAGTTTATAAATATACCTACGCAGCCACGCCGGAAACGGCGCGTGGAGAAGCTCAGCAGGTCGTAGAATTATTACAGTCTCACGGGCTGACCGGAACAATGGTCTGGTGGGATGTAGAGGACAAAGATGTGTTGCATCCGTTGGGCATTAAAAAACTGACAAAGTGCATCAGAGCGGCACAGGAAGTCATCACGACGGCGGGTTACGGATTTGGGCTATATATCGGGCTGTATGTTTATAAGGAGCGCTGGCTGGACTTTGACGCGTTTGCTGGGACACGGCTGTGGGTGGCTCGATACTACAAAGGTTATCGCACGATGCAGTTTGATGACGAGCCGGATCAGGAATACAAGCCCGATGTTGGCAGCGATATATCTGGATGGCAGTACACGAGCTGTGGAGAGATTCCAGGCATCAAGGGAGATGTAGACCTTGACATGGCATATGGTGATCCTGCAGCATGGTCGCAGCCTGCGGAAGAGCCGGGAGTGATTTATACCGTATCTGTGGCAGACGTCTGGACACGCGCGCAGGCAGAGGTCATCCAGCAGCAGTTTGCGGCGATGGGAATAAATGGGATTGTCCATAAGGTTAAGATGTTGGAGTAAAGAAAAAGACCAAATAAAGATATAAGCCGAGAGGACACTCAAAGTCCTCCCGGCTTTTTCCTTTTACGGTCTGCTTTCTTCAGTCATAGCAAAAACCCTCCATATTCACCTTAATTATATATGGTAGTTCACTTCAATTTCCCATTTACAACATCTTCAATCATTCTTCTCTCAAAATTAGTTAAATCTTTCATTTCTAATAAAAATTTAGCCTCGTTTTTTTCTTTATGAAGCCACTTTACAAAATCCATAATAATTTCTGTATTATTATCGCATTCAGCTTTTGCGATTCTGTACATTTCCTGAATAGATTCTTTTCTTTCCATTTTATTCTCCTATATACATTGTCTTTTTATACTTCGTTTGTTTTTCCGATGGCATTAACTCTACCCTTGCGACCACAAGAATAAGTTCCACTATACCACATCTGTTTATTCCCTCCTTTTTTAATTATAGCATTTATTGTTGTTTGGTACAATATGTTGGATGAAGAATTAAGTATGCTTATATAAGATGTATCATCTTGACCGACTAATTTTGCCACGTATTTTGCATTTGCCATTTAATCAGCTCCTTTCTGCCATAAAACTTAGACTTTATCGGATTTTTGAATAATAATTTTTCCATCTTTAACGCTTACCATAACATTATTGTCGGTTTTTGACACACCTATTTCTTTAAACATACTAACTGGCAATTCAATCTTTGCCCTAATTAAATTCCTATACGACTGATTATTAGAAGTGAAAAAC